TGAACATAGTGATTCAACCGTTGACGAAGATGATCACGCTGACGCAGAAAACTATGGTGTACTACGTAAAGGTATGCGTGGCGAAGGCGTTAAAGCAATGCAAGAAGCACTTGGTATTGGTGCAGATGGTATCTTTGGTGCTGGAACTGAACGCAAGCTTAAAGAATGGCAAACAGCTAACGGCTTAGGCGCAGATGGTATTGCAGGACCTGCGACACTAGGCGAACTACTAGGATAAGTTTATGAAACTGGCAGGATTACTTTTAATTGTTATAATGACCATAAGTGGTATGGGGTATTGGTATTATACTGATACACAAAATACCATTGCGGTATTAACAGCTAACAATGCAAAATTAGAAATGGCAGTTGCAACAAACGAAACTACAATAAAAACAATGGTAGCAGACTATGCAGCAGCAAGTGCTGAACTTAAAAAAGTCAACGCCGAATTTGCTGCCATTCGTACACAAAACAATAGATTAGCAAGCAAACTTGCTGATTTTGATTTAGGACTATTAGCAGCAGCTAAACCAGAAAGCATACAAAGGGCAATAAATAGAGGATCTGCTAATGCTAGTAGATGCTTTGAATTACTATCAGGGGCAACACTAACAGATACTGAAAAGGAAGCGGAAAATGGTGAGAAATTTAACAAGGAATGTCCTTGGCTTTATGATCGTTATAAGTCTAGCGGCATGCTCGACAACACCCCAGCAAATACAAGTAACGAGTAAACCTATTGACAAACCTGAACTGGTTTTACCTAATGTTGACCAAGTTAACATGCGTAAAGTCGAATGGGTTATTATTAATAAAGATAATATTGATGATCAGATAGCTAAACTAACTGCGGGCGGTGCACCATTAGCAGTATTTGGACTCACTGCACAAGGGTATGAAAACTTAGGGTTAAACTTTAGTGACATTCGTGCGCTAGTACAACAGCAACAGCAAATTATAGTAGCATACGACAACTATTATAAAGCAAGTGTTCAAGCATTAGATGAAGCAGAAGCACAACGGTTGCAAGAAGAAGTTGCTGACACAGTAACTAAATCACAAGGTTCCAAATGGAACCCATTCGATTAATACGAGACTAAATTATGGATCGAAGTGATTAATAAATACAGACGTAGGGTGTATTACTGGACTGAGAAGAATGATCTAACACAGTTGGAACATTGCGAAAAGCGTGGTAGAACTAATTATCATTTAGATCACAAGTATAGTATTATGGAAGGCTTTAACAACGATGTGCCACCTAAAGTAATAGGACACATTGCTAATTTAGAATTTTTACCGCATGAGGTAAATGAATCAAAAGGAACTAAGTGTTCCGTAACATTGGAGAAATTATATGGCTTACAGTGAAGCCGTTTTAGACCATTACGAAAACCCTCGTAATGTTGGTAAGTGGGAAATAGCTGATAACATTGGTACTGGAATGGTAGGAGCTCCTGCCTGTGGTGATGTAATGAGATTGCAGATTAAAGTTGATGAAAATGGCATTATAGAAGATGCTAAATTTAAAACATATGGATGCGGTAGTGCTATTGCAAGTAGTAGCTTACTCACCGAATGGGTTAAAGGTATGTCGTTAGGCGAAGCAGGTAAAATTAAAAATACCGAGCTTGCACATGAGCTTGCATTGCCTCCAGTAAAGATTCACTGTAGTGTACTAGCTGAAGATGCTATTAAAGCTGCGGTTCTAGACTATCAAGGCAAAAATCCTGAAAAAGCAAAAACCGGCAATTATTACGAGATCAAATAATATTCCTGCTACGATAAATAGTTAGTGGAGGACACAAATGGATCTTATAGATAGGTTGTTAAGTGATACTTTGTGGATTTACACAAGTATAGCAGGAGCATTATTAGGCGCCGCTTTTTTAGCGTGGTTTAAAGGAACAAGGGCAGGACTTTGGTGTTATGCAAAGTTTGATATGTTTTTAGATTGGCTCGTTGAGCGTTGGGGCTTAACATGGTTTGTTCAGCCTACAGATGCTTGGCGCAAAAAATACCCGCACGTAACTAAAAAAATAGATGAGCTGGAAGCTCGAATAGCTGAATTAGAGGGAAAATAATATGGCTGAAGAAAAGAAAGACGACAAGAAAAATGTGACAATGGATGCTGAAGTAGCAACCAAAATAGACACTAACGGAGACGGGCACATCTCTGCAGAAGAAATGCAAATGGATCTTGAATTTAAGCGCAAGCGTTTAGAAGACGAAGACCTAATGCGTGACGCACAACGTAATATGGCATGGTTTGCACTATTTGGCATGCTACTATACCCATTTGCTGTTGTAATTGCAATACTTGCAGGACTAAACGAAGCAGGAAAAATACTAGGATCTATGGCTCCTACGTACTTTGTATCTGTTGCTGCTATTGTCGCTGCGTTCTATGCCAAAGAAGCAATCAACAAAAAGTAAATCACTACTAACAACGTGTAATAGTCCATGCGATAAGTAATTGTATGGACTATTACTCTATTCTAGGTGTTACTCGTAACGCTTCCCCACAAGATATTAAGAAAGCATACAAGAAAGCAAGTATGATACACCATCCTGACAGGGGAGGTAACCAAGACGAGTTTGTTAAGGTTCAGCAAGCGTATGAAGTTTTGAGTAATAGTGACAAACGTAATGCATATGATCATCCGCAGCAAGCAAATCCATTTGGCGGACAGCAACAAGGTCAAAACCCGTTTGCAGGGACACCTTTTGAACATCATTTTCAACACGGGTTTGGTCAACAGCAACAAAGACAGACTCCTCGCAATAGAGATATTAATGTCCAAGCTGATATAGAGTTAGCAGAGGTATTAACTGGTAAAAATTTAATAATCCAGTATCAACTGCAAACAGGAAAAATGGAAACAGTCACAGTTGATGTGCCTGCAGGAGCAAAACATGGCGATACGATACAATATGAAGGCTTGGGCGATAATGGACACCCAAGATACCCTAGGGGTAATTTATTAGTACGGATAAAAGTTAAAAAGACAAAGCACTGGGAACGAGATTCAGATAATTTAATTACAAAAAAAGACGTAAATGTATTTGACTTATTACTAGGTTGTGTTATACTAGTTACAACACTAGAAAACAAGAAGTTAGAATTAAAAGTACCACAAGGCACAAACCCAGGCCAAACATTTAATATCCCAGGATATGGTTTGCCAAATATGCAAACAGGCAAAAGAGGTAATATGTATATAACTATCGGTATAGATATACCTAAAATAACTGATAAAGATGTGTTAGACAAAATACAACAATTAAAGATTGAAATTAATAAAGGACGTTAAACTACTATGGTAGAACCAAGCAAAGAATTACAACTTGTTTTTGATAAATCAATCAAAGATGCACAAAAGTTGCAGCATGAGTATATAACTCTAGAACATTTGCTATATGCAATGTTCTGTGAGGAAAATTTCGTTAATGTTACTACAATGTATGGCGCCGATGTTGATTATATTAAAGCTAATCTTGAGCATCATCTTAAGACACAATGCGGCGATATTACAATTGAAGCAACAAAATTTAAACCTAAGAAAACTGCAACTGTAGAACGTGTCCTTAACCGTTCATTCACACAAGTATTGTTTGCTGGACGGCAGCATATTGAGTTAACCGATGTACTTCTTTCTATGCTATCTGAGAAGAAAAGCATATGCGCATACTACTTAGAAAAAGGCGGATGCGAGAAAATAAAGTTTTCTGAATTTTTAAATAACGAGTACGAAGAAGACGAAAGCGAAGACGACGAAATGAGCGGAGAAGCTCGCAAGGCACTACGAGCATTTACAACTAATCTTAATGACCAAGTTAAGCGCGGCAAAGTCGATCCTATTATCGGGCGTGGCGAAGAGCTCGAAAGTCTTGCACTAGCATTAGGACGTCGTTCTAAAAACAACGTCCTAATGGTGGGTGATCCAGGCGTAGGTAAAACTGCTATTGCAGAAGGTCTTGCATACAATATCGAGCAAGGCACTGTGCCAGAGTTCCTTAAAGAGTATAAAGTATACAACTTAGACATCGGCGCTATGCTTGCTGGCAGTAAGTATCGCGGAGACTTTGAAGAACGCTTTAAATTAGTACTACAAGCACTACAAAAGCAAGGCAAAACTATTATGTTTGTTGACGAAGCACACATGATGAGTGGCGCTGGAGCAGGTGGCGGCAATAGTTCAAATGATCTTGCTAATATGCTGAAGCCTGCACTAAGTAAAGGTGACTTGAAAGTTGTTGCTTCGACTACATGGGAAGAGTATCGCAAGTACTTTGAAAAAGATCGTGCATTGATGCGTCGATTCCAGCGTGTTGTAGTAGGTGAGCCTAGTAAAGAAACAACTACAGAAATTCTCGAAGGTATTAAGAAGTATTACGAAGAATATCACGGTACTACTATTACAGAAGGCGCTATAGCAGCAGCAGTAAAACTTAGTGTAAAGTATCAGAGTGATAAGAAGCTTCCTGACAAAGCTATTGACTTAATTGATGTTGCGTGTTCACGCTTTAAAGTTAATAATGATACTTCGGAAGAAAAGATTGTTACTGAAGAAGGTATTCAATTCGAACTTGCTAAGATGCTAGACTTGCCTACGGATCAAGTTGCAGAACGTGAATCAGCTAATCTTGCTAATCTTGAAGAGAATATTAAGAAAGTTGTTTACGGACAAGATACTGCAATTGAACAAATTGTAGATAAGATACTTGTTAGTCAAGCAGGGCTTAAAGCAGACGATAAGCTAGTAGGTGCGTTTGTGTTTATGGGTCCAACAGGCACAGGTAAAACTGAAACAGCCAAAGCACTTGCTAGTCAACTTGGTGTAAAACTTGTACGTATTGATATGAGTGAATACATGGAGAAGCACAGTGTAAGTAAGCTAATTGGTTCACCTCCAGGCTATGTAGGACACGAAGAGAACGCAGGTATCTTAATTACTAAGCTACAAGAGTCACCTAACTGTGTATTACTGTTGGATGAGATCGAAAAAGCACACCCAGATGTTGCACAAATCTTGTTGCAAGTAATGGATAATGGTAAGCTAACTGGTAGCAACGGCAAGGAAGCAGATGCTCGAAACTGTGTACTAATTCTTACTACTAACTTAGGTGCTAAGGATGCTGAGAAGAATACTATTGGCTTTGGTAAGGATAGTGATCATGTGTACGAAGATAAAGCACTTAAAAAGTACTTTAGTCCAGAGTTCCGCAATCGTTTAGATGGTGTAATTACATTTGCAAGTCTTGGTAAGCCTGTTATGATGAAGATTGTTGGTAAGTTCCTTGTTGAACTTAAAGACATGGTCAAAGACAAGCACATTGACATTACTGTTAGTGACGAAGCACTTGATCATTTAGTTGATGAAGGCTTTGATCCTAAGATGGGTGCAAGACCACTACAGCGTGTTATTGATAGAGACATTAAGCGTCCGTTATCAAAGCAAATCTTGTTCGGTGATCTAAAGAATGGCGGTAAAGTTACTGTTGACTTTAGAGACGGAGAACTAGTACTAGATTGTGTCAAAGAGCTCCAAGTTGAAACTGCTTGAGTCGCGCAAACTGTTCTTTTCGGAATACCTTTATAAATTGGTATTCCGGAATGAACTTAACTCCATTTTTAGATCTGACTTACAAAAGAAAGAAAAGTTAAGTTACGCAAGGAGAGAGCTTGATCGCCTTGCTGAAGATTATCGAAACAACTTTCCTTTATTTAAAAGAGCATGGAGGACTGATATTCCTATTGCAAATAACGATTACTTTGATGCAATGACACTTTATTCTGCACTAAAAAATTCTAATGAGTACAAACTAAGAATAGATCCGTATTCGACAATTACGCTATTTTCCAATAATAGAGAATTCCTTTTAACTCTTGGCAACAAACTTAACACAACGGCTGTTAAATTCTGGGAACCTAATGTTGCATATATAGAACTTCTTAAAAGTAAAACTAAAATTCAAATTGTTGACGAAGTGCCAAAATTACCATTAAAAGTTTGGTTTAACAGCACACGGGTTAATAAGGATTTTGCAAATTGGCTACGTGCTAACGATGATAAATGTAAAATAGGCAAAATTGCTCTAGAAAGTTTAGAAAGTTATGGATATTTAAATGGTCTATACATTTATTTAAGAGATGAAAAGGTATTGAGCCTTGTAACAATACTAGCTGGCGCAAGTATTAGGTCAGTAGATAAATTAGTATACAGCGGCGATATTGATAAATATTAGTATGGCAGCTAACAGTGAAATAATTTTATCAACTAATACACACCCAGGGGATAGTACAGTTACGACTGTCACTGGAACAAATTTTAAAGGTGACGGTTACTACGGACGTAGTGACGGATTGCACAGCGTACAGTACACCTACAGTGGACTAACAGGTACAATAACTATACAAGGCACCCTTGCAGTTACTCCTGTAGAAGCAGACTGGTTTGATGTACATACATATGCAGCAACAGAAGAAACAGCAAGTAAAATTGCAAGTTTTACTGGCAATTATGTATGGGTTAGAGCCAAAGTAGTTTATACTGACGGCACAGTTAGCTCAGTAACACTAAATCATTAAGGTAGACAACATGGAACACTTTGTAAGAGTAATAATGGAAAAGCAAGAGTCAGCATCACAGCTAGACGAATCAATCTTTCCAGGTACTGAGCTATATGAAACAGCGCAAGGAGCTACTGTATATCAAATACCACTTTCTCGTCAATTAAGCGAACAGGAATCAGACGAGTATGCAGACCGTCTTGCTAATCTTATGTTTGAACAAGGCTACGAAGACTTCGATATCGAAGTTAGTTCAGATGCAGAAGAAATTGACGAAGAAACATATGACGATGATGACGAGTTTTATGCACAATACGGTGAAATGTGGTACAACGATGACGACATCATGGACGAAGCAGAATATCAAGGACGCACAGTTAAACTAGGCAAGCCTATGCAAGGTGATGTTAAGAAGTTTAAGGTGTATGTTAAAGATCCTAAGACAGGTAATACTAAAAAAGTAAACTTTGGACACGGTGGAAGCAGTGTTAAAGGTAAAGCTATGAAGATTAAAAAGAATAACCCAGGCGCACGAAAGAGTTTTAGAGCAAGACACAATTGTGATAATCCAGGACCGCGTACTGGCGCGAGATATTGGAGTTGTAGGGCTTGGTAATGCATTATACTATCTATAAAATAACTAATCATAGTAGAACAACTAAGCACGTATAAGAAAATGGAAGTGGTAATATGAGAATAGATGAATTTGCAGCGCCAACTAACGACAGTTTGCCATTTGATGTAGCAGATGATGTTGCTATCTTCATGCGTAACGATCCTATGTTTTATCGTAAGCAGTTATTTCCTGCTATTATGAATATGAAAGATCGGCACGATGCAGGTGACGAGTGTGTTGCTGAAGATTGTTTAGGCGAAGTATGCGGTAATGCAATGGAAACATATTGTAAAAGGTTTCAGCTTGGCAAACCAGAAAATGTTTTTAGAGATGAAGACAAAGGTCTAATAATTAATAAAATCTTCGGCGAAGAAATGAAAATGATTAAAGACGGAGCATATTAATGTTTATTAGAGACTTATATGAAGCTCCGGCAAAACGTATTGTAGCAGTCATGCCTGGTGGATTTCATCCGTTTCATCCTGGGCATAAAAGTCTTTATGATTGGGCGGTAAAAACATTCGGACAAGGCAATGTTTATGTTGCTGCAACTAACGATACCGCAGCTAGACCTTTTCCATTTGATGTAAAGAAGAAACTAGCAGGCATGGCAGGTGTTCCCGAAAGCAATTTCATACAAGTCAAGTCACCTTTTAATGCTATGAGCTACCAAGATATTGTAGATGATACTACTGCACTTGTATTTGTACGCAGTCAAAAAGACAAAGCTGAACATCCTAAGCCAGATCAAACTAAGAAGAATGGCGAGCCAGGATATTTAAGAACATACACAGGCAAAGATTTAAACTCATCTGATGAAATGGGATACATGGCATATGGTCCTACTATTAACTTTGACTTTAGTGGCATGCAAATCAAGAGTGCAAGTGAATTACGTGCAACTTGGCCCAATATGAGTGATGAAGACAAACATAAAGCTGCTGCTCTTATGTACGGTAATGGACACGATGAAGCAGTACAGTTACTCGACAAAGCCCTTGGCGGTTCTGATGCACCAGTCGAAGAAGATGGCACTGACGGAGTTACCGGGCAAACTGTAAGGGCCATGGCAAGATTAAAAGCTCGTTATCCACACGCAGACTCGGATTTAGAATTAATGTTGGCAGCAATTACTGATAACAAAAATTTAATTAAAGCAACTGATTTTGATAATGACGAAGAGGCAGATGACCTTGCTGCTCGTTTAGACAAAATAGAAAAAACAGTAAAAAATATGAAAAGTAAAAAAGAGTCAGTTAAAGAATCTGATGTTGTAGTAGATAAAGTTTCACTTGTTCCTTATATTAAAAATTTAATTATGGACTACTTAGACAAAGAACAAGATGTTGAAAAACTATCCAAACTATTAAAAATGATGGTAGGTAGAGAAATTAAAACACGTGGCGGCAAGCGTTATACTATCACACGCGAAGATATCTCTCTAGCTTTACGAAAAAATGGATGAACTAGAGCGCATAAAGCAACTTGCAGGTGTAAACGAATTTAAAGGTTACACAGAGTACACTCTAGAAAACATTAGTGACGCTGCTGCAAGCAATGTCAAACAAATGAAATCAAAAAACATCAAGCCCGGCGATAAAGAATGGTTCGAACTATGGTTTGGCCTTCCAAAAATGACAGGTGAGAATGTGCCTAAAGGATTTAGAGGACGTAAGTAATGGGTTTAAGAAATTGGTGGAAAAGAGTTACACGGGAAGAGTATCAACTTATTATCACTGTTCCTGATGAAGTTACTACACACAAAGATGGTATAAGGACCGAAAAGTTTAGAGAAAGACAATACGCAGCTAAGAAAATAATTAAAGCTTCGCCTAAACTGTTTGTATTCAACGACTTAAAAGATCGCAGACATGAAATTAAGTTTTTAAAGCCTGTAGATTTTCATATAATAAAGATTTGGTAACATGAAAATATCTGAAATAACAGAAGGCGTTGGCCGCATCACTAAACAGAACCAAACACACGATGTTGGTCCTGATGAAGTTACAAAGCAAGCTGCTAAGTTTGGCAATAAAGTAGACAAAGACGGACGTCCGCCTACGCTAAGTAAAAAAGTAAAAGGTTCTAGTACTAACGTAATGTTTAACTTAGGGATGACTGAAAACTTTGCTGATGGTAAGAAGCCAGGGCGTAAAGGTTTAGCCAAGCGCAGTGGGGTAAATACTAAAGCAAGTGTAAGTAGTTTACGTAAAACTGCAAAGAATAGCAGTGGTGAAAAACAACGCATGGCACATTGGATGGCTAATATGAAAGCAGGGAAAGCGAAAAAGAAATAATGTTTAGTAAGAAATGTAAACAACACCTGCGAGATCAAAATGAAACAGGTTTAGAACATATGTTCCACGCTATTAAGGTAGCAATAAAGTTACAGATACTTATACCGGCGCTGTTAATACACGCTGTGGTACCGGGGCTCTTTACTGATAGAGGCACAACTGTAATTAAAGATATACTGAAGGATAGAAAAGTAAAATGAAAATTAATGAAATATTAAAAGAAGGTGATGTAATACCTTTTAAAAACCCACATTCAAATTTAGACAAAGATGCTCTTGATGCTTGGAATAAAGAACGAAATCAAAAAATGGGACAAGATATGATAAGACTTGCTCCAGAAGTAGTTGAGTATTATAAAGAACTAATAGACCAAAGCAAAGACTCAGAAACAGCAATAGATATAATAGCCTATGATTTTGATATTGACGAGTACGATGTCAAGCGAATGTTACAAGCAGCTGGCACTTTAATTCCTGAAGCTGAAACTGATAAAGATAAGAATAAGCGTCATCGTATGGATTTAGACGATATTGAAAGAGAGATTCGCAAATCAAAAAGTGGCATAGACAAAGACACAGAAGCCCATATTAATAAAAAGCGCAAAGAGCTTGCTTTAAATAAAGCTAAAATGGGCGAAACAACAGAAATGACATCTGCTAGTGTTGCAACTAGTATGGGCGGCGGCAATGGATTTGTCAACGGTGGCATTGGCAGTGAACCTATCAGCCGTGTTACAAAGCCTAAAAAGAAATCCAAAGCAAAGAAGAAAGCATAAATACTACATAATACGTATTGGAGTCACTCACATGAGAGAAAAAGAATTAAGCGAAGAGCATTCGCCAAGTGTTGTAAAGCAAGCCTTAGCTATTGCTAGTAAAATGGGTGGCAACATGACAGGCGCAACGGCAGCTATTGAAAAGCTGAGCCCAGGGTTATCTAAGCATAAACAAGTTGCAGCAGTTTTAAAAAGAGCAAACGAACAAGTTAAAGAAGGTTTAGGCGATGAAGCACATCTAGCTGAACAAGACCATGAAGTACAAATGGCTCGTGCTGAACTTTACAAACTAGCAAAGTATGCTATCAAACTACACGAAATGCTCAAAGGCGTAAGTGAAAGAGACGGCTTAGAAGGCTGGGTACAATCTAAAATTACTAAATCAGCAGATATGATTGGTAGTGTTTATCATCACCTAGAGTATCAAGAAAGTCCAATGGGTGAAGTTACAGAAGCAAAAGATAAAACCTGTTCAGACAAGTGCTGTGGCGCTGATACATTAGCAGAAGATTGCACATGTCCTCCAACTTGTAAGCATTGTAACTGTAATGCAGTATCTGAAACCTACAAAGAATCACTCCAGGCAAAGTTAAAAACTAAACTAGGAAAATAATATTATGTATAAACCAGTAAACGCAGAAGATATATTTGGTGCAGTAGACGGTAATCGTGAAAAGACTGTAATGCAGTCAAATACTATAGCGGCGCCACTAGTAAATTCTCAAACAGAACCTGAAAAGCCCCGAGCACAAATGACTGATGCAGAAGCTATCAGATCAATGGGTGACAGACTTTCAAAGATTTGGGAAGACTAATATGGATTTTGCAGCACTACAACAAAAACTATTTGACTTAGATCCAAGTGATCGAGCAGAAGACTTACGTAGACTAACCGAGTCTGTTGGCAGTGTGCCGCAAGAAAGTGTGCAAACTGAAGAAAACTTCCTGCAGGAAAGTGTAGAAGTACAACAAGGTACTATGCCTGTTGAAGGCGATTACAGTCTAAATGATTTTGCTGCACTGGCAGGAGTTAGATTACCTGATGTGCCGTTGAACGAATCACAAAAAACTGTTAATGAATTGGATGTCGGTGGTGCTTTTAAGCGAGGATGGGACAACCATAATAATTTAGGCGCAGTTGGTGTTGAGAATCCGTTAAAAAGCTTGGGCAAATCAAAACCTAAAGATAAAACTAACGTAGTTGCAAAAAAGCCTTCACAAGCTACATTAAGTACTTTCCTTAAGAAGCATACTGCACAATTGCACAAGATTGCAGCAGATCCTAGAAAATCGAAAAAGTTTGATGATTTTATGGCAAGGATGGCAGAAGATGTACAAGAAGCTCCTAAGCTAAAAATGCCAAAGACTAGAAATCCTGTTGCATCACATGCACAATCGAGTGGTTCTGGTGTACATACAGATCAAAACAAGAAGAAGCAGCCTATGCGTAAAGATAAGCACAAGAAGCAGCTTGATTTTGCAACAGAATCAATTAAAGAAATGCTTTACCGCAAGCTAAACGCTAAAAAGTAACCCTACACAAATAAATCAAATAAAGTCAAGTTTTTACTTGACTTTTTTCACGATGTGCGCTATAATATACTTAACAACATAACTCAACAGGAGAGAACATATGAGCGATCGTACCTACGGTGCAGAAGAAAAGGCAAAACTTGAGCGTCTAGTCCAAGAAGGCGTAACAGTAATGCAAGAGATTGAAGACTTGCAGGGTGGTCTCAAAGACACTGTAAAAGCAGTAGCAGAAGAACTTGACATTAAGGCTTCTTTAATTAACAAAGCAATTAAAATTGGACTAAAACGTGATTGGGATAAGCATGCAGATGCATATGACGATCTTGAAACCCTAGTTGCAACAGTAGGTATTGACAAATAGTGATTAATAAAATTACAGAGTTTTTTAAGAACAGTTACAAGACTAGTCCTGTAGCGTTCTACTGTGAAATGGTAGAAGCAGTGCTGCTAATTAGTGCTAGTGCTGTTCTAACATTTACTATCTTAGATCCTGCTACACGCATCTTTGTACCAATGTATCTAGTAGGTAGTATACTGGGTATTATCAGCGCTGTAAAGCGCCGTGCAGCGTTTGTAATCGTGCTGTGTACTTGGTTTACTATGATGAATTTAATATCATTTATACAATTGTTTATTTTAAACTAACTAAGTATTTTAGAGTCGCTCACTTTAAGAGCAGGTAAAAGGTATGCAGGCCACAATCTGTAAGGAGAATGAATGAGTTACGTAGACGCGATTACCCCCAAACAGAAATTACATTATAATGTTTTTTTATTACAGATTCTCTGTCTAAGGTCTTTTGATACAACTCGCCGAATGTTTTGTTTAGTACGGTATTTACATCGTCTGAATTATATTTTTCAGGATTTCCGTGCCAAAATGAACCATAATACTCGTAAACAGTATTTGATTCGGGATCAAACCCGTCAACAAGATAAGTGTTGTTTTCTATGATTATTTTCTCCTGTCTTAACGGAATATTTAATAAATCTAACCATTCTGTTTCTTTTTTGGAAATATTACCGGGCTTAAGATTTTCTAAACGTAGTTCATACCAGCATGTCGGACAGCCGCCGTTTTTACTAAAGTGCTGTTGGGCAGACTTTAACTTAAATTCTCCGTGGACAGAGCATGATAAAGTTACAGGTTGTTTTGTTCCTTTAAAGCTGCTTAATAACTTATATTTTTCTTTATATAGAGATTTACTTCTGTTTATAAAGTCTTCCTTAGTTAGAGGAAAATTATGAGAGCACTTAGGACACCCTTGTTTTTGATTTTTATGATCGCAAGGTCTTTGAAAAAAACTGCCGTGAAATGGACAAATTATTTCAACTTTTGTAAGTTGACTATTATATTCAACTTTAGTATAATCATATTTGTCGTTGTGAATCTTATTAGATTCACAAATCCAATTGTTTTTTCTATGATTTACAGAATTAGAAAATCTTTTTCTTTGAGCAATAGATTGTTTATTAGACATTTAATTATTCCTGTACGTAGCATCTACGTATGTATTTATCAAAATTATCACAAAAGGAAACCCCACTATGTATGTTGACGCACTGTTCGACCGAGACGCCGATATTATTCGGGCAGTTGAACGCAAAGACGGGAAGAGAACTTTCCGCGAATACCCTGTAAAATATACATTTTATTATAAAGACCAAAAGGGCAAGTACAAAAGTGTGTACGGTGATCCGCTGAGTCGTATTGTGTGCAAAAGCACAAAAGACTTCCGCAAAGAAGTAGCCATTAACAGAGACAAAGAACTGTTTGAGAGTGATATTAATCCTATCTTTCAGTGTTTAAGTGAAAACTATCTTAACCAAGATGCACCTAAACTAAACATTGCGTTTTTCGACATCGAAACTGACTTTGATCCAGAGAAAGGCTTTGCTGATCCTAGTGATCCGTTTATGCCTATTACAAGTATCTCGGTATACTTGCAGTGGTTAGACACAATGGTGTGTATTGCTGTTCCTCCTAAGACACTTACTATGGAGCAAGCACGTAAAGAACTAGAAGGCATTGACAATGTAATGTTGTTTGAGAAAGAAGGCGACATGATCGATACTTTCTTAACACTAATTGAAGACAGTGACGTACTTAGTGGTTGGAACAGTGAAGGATATGATATTCCATATACTGTAAACAGGACTGCAAGGGTATTAAGCAAAGATGACACACGTAGATTCTGCTTGTGGGGACAACTTCCTAAGAAGCGTATGTACGAAAAGTTTGGCAAAGAAAGTGAAACGTTTGACTTAGTCGGGCGTGTACACTTAGATAGTTTGAACTTATACCGTAAGTACACTTATGAAGAACGTCACACATATCGACTAGATGCTATTGGTGAAATTGAAGTAGGTGAAAATAAGACGCAGTACGAAGGTACACTTGACGCACTTTACAACAACGACTTCCGCAAGTTTATTCAATATAACATTCAGGATACTGCACTACTTGACAAGTTGGATAAGAAGCTCCGCTTTATTGATCTAAGCAACGAACTAGCACACAGCAACACAGTGCTTCTACAAACTACAATGGGTGCTGTAGCTGTTACAGAGCAAGCTATCGTTAACGAAGCATGGCACAGAGGCTTACAAGTACCTAATCGTAAAAAGCGCGATGAGGAAGCTACACAAGCTGCTGGTGCATACGTTGCGTATCCTAAAAAAGGCTTGCACAAGTGGATATGTTCAATGGATTTGAATTCGCTATATCCTAGTGTGATTCGTGCATTAAATATGGCTCCTGAAACTGTTATAGGACAGATACGTCCGGATATTAGTGACGCTCGAGTACATGAAGACATGTTCTTAAAGAAGAAAAGCTTTGCTGGTAGCTGGGAAGGACGCTTTGCTACAGAAGAATACGAAGCAGTTATGGACCAGAGCAAGGCTATTGCGCTTACAATTGACTGGGAAGATGGACGCAGTGATGTACTAAGTGGTGCAGAGATTTATCAATTAGTATTTGACAGCAATCAACCTTGGATGCTTAGTGCTAATGGTACTATCTTTACTACAGAGTTTGAAGGTGTTATTCCAGGTATTCTAAAGCGTTGGTACAGTGAACGTAAAGAATTGCAGGCGCATCTTAAGAAAGCTAAAGACGCAGGCAATGCTGTTGAAACTGAGTATTGGGATAAGCGACAGTTGGTTAAGAAGATTAACTTGAACAGTTTGTATGGTGCTATTCTTAATCCAGGATGTAGATTCTTTGACAAGCGTATTGGACAGAGTACTACACTTACAGGACGCACAATTGTTAAGCACATGAGTGCAGAAGCAAACAAAGTTATTACAGGTGTATACGATCACGTAGGTGATGCTGTTATCTATGGTGATAGCGTTACCGGTGATTCGATGATTAACACATCAAATGGCATGATTGCAATTGAAGATTTGTTTGATGCAGTTGAGGATAAAGTATTACATCCTAGTGGAAAGG